AAATTGTATTTGCTGAATGGTTGCCAGATCAACCTGGCGTTACTGGTGCGCTTACGGAAGCTAAGAACTGTATACCTGTAACTAATGGCTATGAGCCAATGCAGTCAGAGGCAGATTTGAGCGGGAGCGCAGGTCAAACTTTGCTAACAGCCTTTGCTGGTAAGTATGCTCAGACATCTACGTTATTTGCTGCTGGCGCTACACAGGTATTTAAATACGATAACTCTACTCGTGCATTAAATGCAATGACCACTACTGGTTACATTGGTATTGAGTATTGGGATGCTGCTCAGTTTGGCGATGTAATGCTGCTGGCTAATGGAGTTAGCAAAATACAAGCAGTTGATCTAAATACGGCTAATTTATTTGTGGATGTAGCTGCTGCTGCGCCTACCGCCAAATATATTACTGTAGTACGTGACTTTGTAGTTGCTGCAAATGAAACTGGCTTTGAAAACAAGGTTTATTGGTCTGATATTAACGACGAGTCTAACTGGACGCCTGGCGCAACAAGTCAATCAGACACGCAGGTAATTGCTGATGGTGGTGACATCATGGGCTTGGCTGGTGGTGAGTATGGCTTGGTTTTGCTTGAAAAAGCTATCTACCGCATGACTTATATTGGTAGTCCGTTATTCTTCCAGTTTGATGCTATCTCTCGCGGCATTGGCTGCTTATCCAATGGCAGTATCTCTCAATACAATGGCCTAACTTACTTTTTAGCTAATGATGGATTTTATGTATCTGACGGTCAGACCGTTAAGTCTATTAGTGCTGGTAAGGTAGATAAATGGTTCTTTGATAACGCTGATCCTAATAGCTTTGGCATAATGTCATCTGCTGTTGATCCTGTTAAGCGTCTTGTTGCTTGGTGTTTTACTAACGTATTTGCTAGTCAATTAATCTTAATCTATAGCATTGATACAGGTAAATGGTCTTACGTTGAGACTACTGCATCTGCTGTTGCTATTGCTATTACGCCATCGGTAACACTTGAAGGATTGGACTTATACAGTACTAGTATTGATGCGCTGACGGTATCGTTAGATGCTCGTCAATGGGCTGGTGGTGATCCGCTATTTGCAGGTGTATCAGGCCAGAAGATCATTACCTTTGGTGGCGCTAACAAAACAGCGTCTATTGTCACTGGCGATATTGATATTGGCAGGTCTGTGATTACTCTTGCTAGGCCATTGGTAGACGGTGGATCAGCTTCTGTTGCTGTTTCAGCTAGAGCTAACCTATCTGATGCTATTAGTTATACGACGCCTGTAGCGGCTGATACAGAGGGTAGAGCGTCATTACGATCTGCTGGTAGATATATGCGAGTGCAGACTATTCCGTCTGGCTCCTGGTCTACTTGTGTGGGTGTAGATGTTGATATTACTAAACAAGGTGGCCGATGACACAGTTTAGAACGCTTCCTCCATTTGGTGGAGATCAGCGAGCTGTCGCAGAAGTAGTGCGAGGCATTATGGATGGCAAGACTAATAATACTGGCTCTGTTACGTTGGCTACTGGTGGCGCTACTAGCACGACAATCTACAATGAGCGTATAGGCTACGATAGTGTAATTCTATTAACTCCTACTGCATTGGTATCGTCAACATCTTATGTTCCGTATGGTGCATTCCAAGACGATACAGATCAGACTATTGCAAGCACGACAACTGCCTATCCAATGACGTATAACACTTTAGATTATGCGTTAGGCGTGTCTGTGGTTAGCGGGTCAAGGGTAACTGTAGCTTATTCTGGTTTATGGAACATTCAATTTAGCTCTCAGTTTTTAAATACAGACTCTCAAATTCAAGACATTAGTATCTGGTTTAGACAGAACGGTGTAGACGTACCTAAATCAAATAGCGAATTCAGTATTAGTAACAGACATGGCTCTACAGATGGCGGCTTAATTGCAGCACTTAATTTCTTTTTGCCAATGGCTAAAAATGATTATGTTGAGATTATGTGGCGCGCAAGCAATACAACTGTATCAATGCAGAATATTCCTGCTCAAACAAGCCCTACAAGGCCAGCAACTCCATCTGTGATTTTTACGATACAACACGTTTCCTCTAATGGATACACAAGCAATACATTTGAAGATCCATTCATAAGCTCAAAATCACAAGGTAGTGCTGTTATTACTCACGCAGCAAATACAGTAGCAGGGAGAACCTACGATTATGTTATTGTTGGCTAATGGAAACTAAATACATTACTCCGCAAGAGCTAAGGTCGTGGTGGCCTTCCGTTAGACCAGGACTAGAGAATGTTAAGACAAAAAGTCCTGAAGATTGGATTGTTGAGGATGTGTATGTAGATTGCTATAACGGTAGATCGATGCTTTGGGCGTTGATTGATAACAGTAGAGTTATAGGATATTGGGTATTACAGCCAGACGGCGATAAATTGCACGTTTGGGCTGGTTGGTCGTTAGAAAATAGACATGATAACCTCGAAAATGGATTAAAATACATAAAAGAGGTAGCACGTCAAGGTGGCGCAAAATATATAACATTTTCCAGTCATCGAAAAGGCTGGATTAAGAGGGCTAAGAGTCTTGGATTTAGCCCTAGACTATGGATAAGTGAGGTTTAATTATGGGTGGCCCATCGCAACAAAGTTTTACTCCTACTGAGACAAAACTAGATCCTACGCTGCGTCCTTACGTTGACACAGCGCTGAGTGAGGCAGAGAGACTTCGACAAGCTGGTGGCCCTGCTTACTATGGTGGTGAAACCTACGTTAAGCCTAGCACAACCACTCAAGTAGCTTTGCAGTTGGCTCAAAGTCGTGCTGCTGCTGGAAATCCATTATTGGGTGATGCTCAAGGAACCATTAGTGGCTTAATGGGCGCTCAAAGTCCTTACGAATCACAATATGCTAGTAGAGCAGGTCAAAAAAGTGGTTATGGCTCTGTATTTGATCAGATCGGTCAAGCACAAAGCCCGTATCAGCAGCAATTTGCTGGGTTAGCTCAAAATGCTTACGTTGATCCTAATCAATCCTTCTATGAGGGGATGCGTGGCGGTGCAATGCAGAATGAGGCATTAGCTGGCACTCGCGCAACGTCACAAGGTGCATATCTTGGTGGTAGTCCATACCTTGAGGGCGCATTAAGCCAGGCTAATCGTTTATCTGCTGAATCATTACAAGAAGGTATCCGTGGTCTGCAAAGCAAAACATCAATGGCAGGTCGTTATGGTTCTGGTGCAGAGCAACAATTAGCTGGAAAGATGACTGATGCTGCGGCGCGTGCTTTGGCTGAACAAAATCAACAAGCATATCTGCAAAACTACCAGCAAGAGCGTGGTCTGCAAGAGCAAGCACTGCAATCTCTTGGTGGTCTATCGCAACAAGGTTTTGTCAATCAACTCACAGGCGCTCAAGGTCTTGGCACTGCCGCACAGCAAGCCTACGCTAATCAAATGGGTGCTACACAAGCGGCTCAAGGTGTTTACGGTGCTGATCTTGCTAACCGTATGGCTGCGGCTCAAGCAGGTCAGAATGTGTATCAGAGCGACTATGCTAATCAAATGGCTGCACTTGCTGGCGCTCAAGGCGTAAGAGGTGAGGATATAGCTACACGTATGGCTGCTGCTCAAGCTGCTCCTGGCCTTGCTGCTGCTGACTATGCTGATATTGATAGGTTGCTTGCTGCTGGTCAAGTTGGTGAAGGCTACACGGCTGCTCAACAAGCTGCTGATAAGGCTCGCTACGATTACACAGCACAGTTACCGTATCAAACGTTGCAAAACTATGGTGCGTTTATCACTGGCTTGCCGCGTGGCGGCATTACTCAAGAATACGTTGCGCCTCAAACAGAAGCAGAAAAAGCTGCTGCGGCTGCTAGCTCCGGTCAATACAGCGACACCGGCTGGACTTCTGCAATAAAAAGATAAGGAATATTATGGCTGATCCAGTTACTGCTGCTGCTTTATTATCTGCTACTGCTGCTCCTGCTGTTGCTACTCCTTTTACAATGGGGTTAATGGGTGCTGCTGGTACTGCTGCTACAACTGCTGCTCCAGGGGTATTAGGAGCTATGGGTGCTAGTGCTGGTGGGCTTGGAAGTATGGGGGCTATATCAGCTAATCCTTTAGTTACTTCACTGGTTAATGGTGGAGCAGCTGGAAGTTTAATTACTCCTGCGGCTGCAAATATTATTCCTACTCAAGCGTTTCCTGCTGCTTTATCGTCAGCTAATCCTGCATTTGTTGGCCCACAGACATTTATGGGGCCACAAGCGCCAACAATGATGCAGTCTGCTATTAACACAGGTCAAAACATTCAAGGATTGATGAACGAGAATCCTGCATTAACTAGCGTGGCTAAACAAGCTGCTGGTGGGATGATGCAGCCTCCACCACCACCACAAGTACTGCAAGCACCACCAATTCAAAGCGGTCAATTCGCTCCTGTAGACTTTATGAGCTTACTTAGCCAAAAGTCACCACAGATGCAGCGTCGCACTTCATTGTTAGGGTAAATTATGGCATATGAATTCGGTACTTCTGGATACGATCAGGAATTAAGACAAGAAGAATTGCGTAGAGCAGCAGAATATCAGGCTGCTATGGAAGCTCAAAATGCACAGCGTAGTAACTTGTCTATTCGTGGCAATCAACCTGCACAATCTAACTTTTTGCAAAATATTTTAGGTACTGTTCCTAGCTATTACGAAGGATTGTTGGGGCCTACAGAAACACAAGCGCTGCAAAGCAGAGCAAATACACAAGGCTTGCTAGGTGCTGCTATAGGATTACTAGGAGGCATGGGTACTCGCGGTACTACTGCGGCACAGAATATTGCTGGCGCTCTTAGTGGTGGTTTACAGGCTTCACAAGGAGCAGTGCAGCAAGGGATACAAAGTTATAGCCAGCAGCAACAATTAATGATGCAAAAGCGTCAACAAGCTGGTGTGCAAGCAATGAAATTAAAGTATCCAGAGCTTGCTGATGAGTTGGATACGAATCCTGCTGGCGCATTTAGGATTATTGCTGACATTGAAAAAGAGGCGCGTACTCCACGCAAACGCAATACTGCTATTGTTAATAACGTAGTAGTTGATACTGATACTGGTTTGCCAATTTATCAAGCACCAGCAGCACAAGAAAAGCCTGTTGTTGTTGGTAATGCACTTGTTAATCCTGCTACTGGTCAGCCTATCTATCAGGCTCCTATTGCACCAAGAGATAGAAAAACTGCTGTAGTTGGTGGAGTTTTGGTTGATACTGAAACAGGTAAGCCAATCTATACAGCTCCTAAAGAGGCTAAAGCACCAGAATCACTGTATTCAAAATCACCAATTGCAGACGCTAATGGCAGAATGGTATTTTTGCCGACTAGACCAGGTTTACCTGTTCTTGATTTACAAGGTAAGCCTGTCTCAGATTTTGCTAGCGTTATTTCAACAAAGCCATTGCCACCAGTAATTCAAAAAGCTGAAGAAGAAGATTATACGTCTGCAACTGCTGCAATTAACTTGGCTAATGATGCTGATAAATATTTATCTAGTATTAATCAAGGTCAAATTAAATTTGGCAGGTTAAATAGAGCAGGCATTGCTACTCGTAATCTTTTTGGCTCTGATGACCCCGATGTTGTTGCAAGAAATGATTTTGAGCGTTTTAAAACTAAATTAATAAATGAAACTTTACGCCAAAATAAAGGAACTCAAACAGATACCGATGCTTTAAGGGCGGTTAAAGAAATACAAAGTGCTGAATCTGCTTCTGACGCAGCATCAGCTATGCAAGTGCTTAGAAATTATCAAATTAGAATAGCAAACGATCAGAAAAATGCTATTTCTCGTAGACGTAAAAATGCAAAACTTGGCGAACCAGAGGTAAGTTTGGATATTCCTAAATTTCTTCCTTATGTGTTTACTGAGGCAGATTATGCGCGTTTACCTAAAGGCTCAGATTATATTGATCCTCAAGGTCTTAGAAAGGTGAAACCATAATGGCTAGCTGGGATAATGATCCTCTTTATGAGGAACCTGCAAAGGATAATCTACAAGGTTCCGTGTTTAGACCTAAAGTGCCTTACTCTGGTTTGGCTGAGACTGTTCGTGCTTTTGCTCAAGGGCCAACATTTGGCTTTGGTGAGGAAATTGAAGCAGGTATTCGCGCTCCATTCTCTGATAAAAGCTACACAGATATAAGAAATCAATTGCGTGGTCAACAATCGCAATTTAGACAAGACTACCCAAATGTCGCTACTCCTATTGAATTGACAGGTGCTATGGCTGGCCCAATGGCTGCATATAAAGCTCTTGGTGCTGCTGCTCCTGCTGTTCAGTCTATGGTGACAGGTGAAACTCTTGGAGGCCAAGCTGCACGTGGTGTTGCTGTTGGCGGTTTAACTGGCGCATTAACTGGCGCTGGCACAGCAGAGCAAGATGTAGCAGGTCAAGCAATTCAAACAGGCGTTGCTGGTGGCGTATTGGGTGGTACTGTTCCTTTGGTACTCAAGGGTGCAGGAGCAATGGTCAAAAATATATTGATTGCATCTGGAGTAGGTGATCAACCTGCGGCTGCATCTAAAATGATTGCGTCTGCACTAAAAAAAGAGAATTTAACTCCTGACGAAGCTGCTGATTTACTTGCTGAATTACAGCGAATTGGTGTGCCGCGTCCTGTCCTGGCTGATATTGGCAAGAATATGCAAGACCTTGCTTATTCTGCGTATGTAGTTCCATCTGGACAAAAAGCTGCTACTGCTAAATTTTTAGAATCACGCATGGTTGACCAGCCCGATGAATTAGTTAAAGGATTGGCAAAAAAAGCAGGTATTGATAAAAATGTTAGCGGATATGAGTATCTTGATGCTTTAGCTAAAAATCAACAAGCAGCAGCAAGCTCTAAGTATCCTTTAGCGTATAGCAAAGCTGTTGATGCAAGAGACTTTAGGAAGTACGTAGATCGACCTGTATTTATTGACGCATATCAAGAAGCTCAAAAACGCGCTGGTGTTTATGGTGAAACATTGCCTGATTTAGAACAAATACGAAATGCTCAATTTGTTCCTACTGATGTACTACATAAAATTAAGATTGGTTTAGATCGTATTGTAGAAGGTCAAACAGATTCTATTACTGGGAAAATGACTGCTTATGGCCGTGATGTTTCTAATGTAAAACGTGAATTTAATGATTTAATTAAAGACAAAAATCCTATCTATGCAAAAGCTAATGCTGAGTTTGCAGACAATGAGCGTATTCGATCAGCATTTGAAACAGGCCAAAAATATCAAAAACTTGATACTAAGGAAGCATTAGATAAGCTAAAGAAAATGAATGACTCAGAAAAAGAGGCATTTAGACTTGGGATGATGGCAGACGTAAACTATCGTCTTGATAATTTTAAGGGTGGTGATTTTTCTCGCCAAATATTTAAAAGCGACAAACAAAAATCATTGCTTCGTTATGCTTTCACAGATCAAAACCAATACAAGCAATTTGCTGCTTATGTTGATGCGCTTGGTGAGCAATCTAAAACATCTAAGTCTCTTATGGGTGGCTCACAAACTGGCGAAAGACTTGCTACAAGTCAGGCTACATCAGATTTAGGGCAGATTGCACAAAGTGCTGCTACAGGTGGATTAGCTGGTGCTGCTATGGCAACAGGAAGATCATTGCTTGCTAGGACTAGAGGCATAAGTAGCGAGACATCTGCTGAATTGCAAAAGCGTCTATTTGCTGTTGACCCTATTGAACAAAAAGCTATTTTGGAAGAATTAAAACGCAGAACACAAAGTAAGCAAGTTGGTGGTGTTCCTAGTGCTGCTGCCACTGGCATGATTACTGGATTACTTGGGGATTAATATGGCAAAGACAAAGATTAGTGAATTCGACACAAACCCTGCGTTAAATACTGACATTGACAGTATTAACATTGCAGAGGGATGCGCTCCTAGCGGCATTAACAACGCTATTCGTGAGCTTATGTCGCAACTCAAGAATCAGCAGTCAGGTACAGACGGCGATAGCTTTACTGTTGGCGGTAATCTTACTGTTTTGGCTCAAGGCGATGTCAGACTATCGGATGCTGACTCATCTAACTATGTTGCATTGCAAGCACCTACTACGTTAGCTGCAAACTATACGCTAACAATGCCTACGGCTGATGGCACAAGCAGCCAAGCTATTAAAACAGATGGCGCTGGCACATTGTCATTTGGTAGTTGCGTTTCAACTGTAGGCTGGACAGGCGGTATTGTATCTGTAGCTACAGCGACGACTACTCCTGCGCTTACTGTTGCAGGTACATCTGGCGGTATCCCATATTTTAGTAGTGGTTCAACATGGACATCATCTAGCGTATTAGCTGCAAGCGCTATTGTCGTTGGTGGTGGTGCTGGCGCTGCTCCTGCTACTACAACTACTGGAACTGGTGTAGTTACTGCTTTAGGTGTTAATACAGTCTCTGGTGCTTTTGCGCCATCAATAGGTGGAACTGGCTTAACTACTCCTGGCACTAACGGTAACTTTTTACAGTCAAATGGATCAGAGTGGATTAGTACAGCAGTCACACCTAGTATTTCATTAGCTGTTTCAAGCAGAACATCTAATACAATATTAAGCTCGTCTGATAACAGTACGTTAATTAATATAACAAGTGGAACTTTTACACAGACAATATCCGCAGTTTCAAGTTTGGCTTCTGGATGGTATTGTTATTATAGAAATACTGGTACTGGTGTAGTTACGCTTGATCCTAATGGCTCTGAGCTTATTGGTGGTGCAACAACTGCTGTCTGTAATCCTGGTGACATTTGGCTAATTCAATCTACTGGCACTGCGTTTCTTCTTAATCGTTTGGCTGGCAATAATTCAGTAGTTTATACGTCTGGCTCTAATACATTTACTGTACCTGCTGGCGTATTTAGAGTTTATGTTGAATGTTGGGGTGGTGGTGGTGGAGCTACTAAAAGCACAGCAGCAGGTGCTGGTGGGTATGCAGCAGGGTGGTTTAGTACAACTCCTGCCGGAACTATAACTGCTACTGTTGGTGCAGGTGGTACTACTAGCGGAACTCCAGGTGGTGATGGGGGAACAAGTACATTTTCCACAATTTCTGCATCTGGCGGTACAGGTGGACTTGCTGGTGGTACTGGATTAGCGGCTGGCGGTGCAGCAGCAGGTGGAACTATTAATATAGTGGGCGGTAATGGTGGCGCACAACCAGCTAATACTAGTGTTCCTTCATTTAGTGCTGGCGGTAGCGCTCCAAGAGGCGGATCAGGAACTTTTGGAGTAACAGGTGCAAACGGGGCTATTCCAGGCGGCGGTGCTGCATCAGGCTCTAGTGATACTAATACATATTCAGGCGGTAGAGGTCAAATTAATATTTGGTGGGTGTAATCATGTCAGACATCAATCCACAAGAATTCGGCGCATTGCAAGCAGACGTTAAAACATTAACTTCTGAGATACATTTACTCCGCAAAGAAATGGCTGATGTTACTGCTATGCTTAATCAAGGCAAAGGTGGTCTATACACGATCATCTTTGCTGCTGGCGCACTTGGCTCCGTTATTACTTTAAGCGTTAAAAAAATATTCGGAGATTAAAATCGACCCGCTAACTATCGGCGCAGCAGTTGCCATTGCTAAAACTGCTGTTGCCGGAGTTAAAGAGCTAATCTCTTTAGGCCACGAAATTCAAGATTGCTATCACGACATAGCAACATTCTTCGATAAGCAAACAGAAGTAGAGCTTGCTGTCATCGAGCAAAAGAAACAGAAGATACAGGCTGCTAAAGAAGGCAAGCCACAGCGTAGCGCTACCGCAGAGGCGTTGGAAGCTACCTTTGCACATAGAGAGATGATCCGGCTAGAAAAAGAACTTAAAGAGGCTCTAATCTACGGTAGCCAGGAGTCAGGTCTATACGACGAGATGTGTCATCGTCGAGATGCAATTATCCTAGAAAGAAAACAAGAGATAGAAGATGCTGAACGTGAAGAACGTATGCGTTTGGCTGAAATACGTCGCAAGAAAGAGCAAAAAATACAGAATATTCAGGAATGGTTAGCTGTAGTGCTAGGCGTTTCTATTAGTAGTTTCGTAATGTATGCAATATGGTGGATGTTTAAAAACGGGGGTAAAGACTAATGATGACCTTAATTACTACGCTAATCTCTTTTCTATCTGGTGGCTTGCCTAAACTCTTGGACTTCTTCCAAGACAAGCAAGATAAGAAGCATGAGTTAGCACTTGCTCAACTACAGATGGCACAGCAACTAGAGATGGCTAATAAGGGCTTTGAGGCTCAAGCGCACATTGAAGATATTAAGACTGAGCAGATCGGTATTCAAACGCAAGCAGATGAGCGTATTGCTCTCTATTCGCATGATATTGAGATCGGTAAGGGTGCTAGTCAGTGGGTTGTTAATGCTCGCGCTATGGTACGTCCTACGATTACTTACGGTCTATTCCTGCTACTCGTTGCTATTGACATTGCCGGTGTCTGGTATGCCTGGACGCAAGATGCTCCGTTTAAGGAAATGATGGCGCTAGTTTGGGATGACGACACGCAGACTATTTGGGCTTCTGTTATAAGTTTCTGGTTTGGCACACAGGCGTTTAGCAAGAAATGAAAGTAAGCGATAAAGCTATTAAAGCTATTATTCACCATGAGGGCGTGAGGTATAAACCCTACCGCTGCCCTGCAAATTTGTGGACGATTGGCGTTGGAAGCGTTTTATATCCTAAACAGGGACTAATGACGTTATCTGACAGGCTATTAATGCCGCTTGATCCAAAGGACAATCGAATATTTACTAAGGATGAGGTAGATGCGATTCTTAAAAAAGACTTGCAGCGTTTTGAGCGAGGTGTACTACGTTATTGCCCTAATTCTCTTACTCAAGGGCAATTCGATGCTCTCGTCTCTTTTAGCTTTAATGTAGGGCTAGGCACTTTACAGCGGAGTACGTTACGCCAAAAACACAACCGAGGTGACTTTGAGGGTGCTGGTAGTGAATTCATGAAATATACACGAGGCGGTGGTAAGGTTCTCAAGGGTTTAGTTAATCGTCGTAAAGATGAAAGAGCAATGTATGGTTACTAAGAAAATACCTGCTGACTGTATGCCGATGTGCCAAAGCTGTTCATTTTTTGAACGTGAGAAAAATGAGGATGTTGGTATTTGTAGACGGTTTCCACCTAAGACAATCTATCTAGGTGACGATGAGTTTGATAGCTTTTTCCCTATTACGTCTGTTACCGAATGGTGCGGTGAATTTAAAAGGCAGGTGTCATAATGACTCACCACGTAACAGATGAGGAGTTCATAGCGGCATGGAACTCATGCGGATCAGTTACTAAGGTAGCTGATATTCTAGGCATTAATCACAGATTGGTTAATCGCAAGCGTAGAGACATCGAAAAGCGGCAAGGCATCCAATTGCTTGCTACTGCTAAAAATAGCCCTGATTTCAATGTAACTTTGCCAGCCAATGGCGTTAGAGTTAATGTTGGATTGGAATCAGGCGTTGTTATCGTTGGCTCAGACGCTCATTATTGGCCAGGCATTATCTCTACGGCTCACAGGGCCTTTGTAGTGGCTGTTAAAGAGCTAAGCCCTAAGATGGTCATTATGAATGGCGACGCGTTTGACGGGGCTAATATCTCTCGTCATCCACGTACAGGTTGGGAAGCCAGGCCTAGCGTTAAACAAGAGCTGGAGGCGTGCAGGGATCGTATCTGTGAAATCGAAGATGCTGCTGGTAATGCCAAACTGCATTGGACTTGGGGCAATCACGACATTCGTTGGAATAGCCGACTATCCTCACAGGCGCCAGAGTTTGAGGGCATCCACGGCATGAACTTGACGGATCACTTTCCACGTTGGAAGTTTTCTACTTCGGTGATGATAAATGACCACACTCAGATCAAGCACAGGAATTACAACGGAGTTCACGCTGCTTATAATGCTGTTGTTAAGTCTGGCGTGTCTACAGTTAATGGTCATCTACACTCTCTTAAAGTCACTCCTTGGACTGATCTGACAGGTACTCGCTACGGTGTCGATACAGGCTCTCTAGCCGACGTATGGGGCGCTCAATTTGAATATACAGAGGACGGTACTAGAAACCATCGAAGCGGCTTTGTAGTGCTGACATTCTACGAAGGCAAGTTACTGCCTCCGGAGATGTTAGAAGTCATTGATGAGGATAAAGGTCTTGTGTGTTTTCGAGGGCAGGTGATCGCGGTTTAATCCAGCTCGATGTCCAATCAGCCTTAACTGGTTGGAGTTTAGCCCTGCGTTTAGCTAAGAATAGGTCTTTCTTGTCTATATCCTGGTTAAGTCTATTACGTGCTATTTGCGCTCTTTCCTTTGATGTAAGAGGCGCAGGTCTAGCAGCATCGTTATAGTTGCCAATGCAAAACACAGGCACATAGACTTCTTTTATATCTTTTTGTTCTTTTATCCAGCTATCAATGTAGACGAGCTTGATCTTGCGTAAATGCTTGATATAGCCCTTCATCCATTTATTAGAGATAAAGAACTGCTTTTCTATCTCCGTGTATGTTGATGGTGTCTCTAGGATTTTGAGCAACTTAGCCATTCTTACTTCAGATGGCTTTGTGTTGTATTTCATTTCACTCATCTTTGACAAATACTCCATTGCAATTTAGAAAACCTTTGCGGTCTTTAATTTCTGCATAAGCGTCTTGCAAGCAGTGAACGATAGAGATGTCTTTAATGGCGCAGTAAATTATTAGTGTGACCAGCACATCACCGACACCATCTCTAATTGCTGGCATATCGTCTTTAATCTCAGCGTCGCATAGCTCACCTAGCTCACTCACTGTTTTCATTAGCTGAGTGCTGGCTTCGGCATTTGGAATAATCCCGCGAGCTTCTGCCCATCGGATAACGTCAAGCTCTAGTGATGTCCACATTATTTACATATCCTTTTCTTTGCGTCTTTAAAGTTAGACTCAAACATCCAGCCTACGCATTGTTTGTCAATGTCTGGCGATGTGACTGACGCTACTCCTTCAGTGAATCCACGGTGGTATTCGTGTTGCATCCTGTTCATAACACCTAAACCGATGCCAGGTACAGACGCTACAACTACGATTAAGATCATTCCCCAGTGCATAGCTGCCTAATCTTTTTGATATCAATACCAAAAGTCTCATGCACTCGCAGGATGATTTCTGCTGACGGGACTATCTTCTTATTGCGAATCTTTGACAGGGTAGAGATACCGATCTTCATATGCAAAGCAATAGCACGATCATTTTTGAAACCGTGGTTTTTAATTAAATAGTCTAACAATTCCATTTTTATCCTTTATAAGTAGTGCAGGGTCACCAGTTCGAGAATACATGAAGGAGAATCTGGCCCCTGCTGCCGGTGTTACCCGCCACTACCGGCTAGGCGTGCAAACATCAATCTATTTATTTCTTTATGCCTTTGTTTATGGCATGGCTGACATAGCCATACTACGTCTAAAGGTTTGTCATAATCTTCATGATGAGCTAACGATTTTAATGAGTTGCATTTACAGCATGGTTGTCTAACTAAAGCTCCAGATTTAATTGCCTTTGCAACTGCGTTATGACACTTTATTCGTCTTTTGTCTGCTTTTCTCCATGCTGCACTTACTTCAGTTGCTAATTTTTTTCTAGCAGGTAATTTTGATCTCTCTTTATCATAAGAACGTATTTTTTCAATATTTTTTAATCTATGCTCAAGAACATCTTTTTTATTACATTCTTTGCATTTATTTACATGACCATCAGCCATTGCTGAATGAGCATAAAACTCATCTAGTGGCTTGATGGCCAGACACTTAAAGCATTGTTTTGAATGAATCATGCTATATCCTTTGTGTGGAGAATATAGCCATTATAGACCCATTCTAATTAAAAGGTATATCGTCAATATCTAACGGTTTTTCTTCTACTGTTTTCTTTGCTTCCTTCAACTTAAATGAGCAGCTCATAAACTTGCCGGATTTACCTTCTTTGAGCCAGGCTGATACATAGACTGCGTTACCGTTTAAGTCTTTGCCATCGCCTGAGTAATCAGGATGTGTATCGCTTTGCTTTTGTTGATTCTTGAAAAGTGAGAAGCTGCCTGGTTTTGGATCGTATGCCATGATTTACCTTTATCGTGTGGTGAACTTCTTAATTGCACTGCGCTGCTTGCTATCAAACAAAGACCAAAGAGCTGTTTTGCTATCTGCGTCTAAGTCTAATCCATTGATGTAATCTACTGCGCCTTCAATATCATTCTTTGCAAGCAATGAGATAGCTTCTACGCCAATACTACGGATAGTCTCTTGATCTTCTTTGTGCATAGACTCAAACACATCAACTGTAATCGGTTTAGCTGACACAGGCTCGCTAGAATCGATTGCATCGTGTTCGACTATCTCAAGTGCTGTGACGTATAAGTAACGGCGGCTATAGGTCTCTACTGCGCCCAAATTCTGTATGGGATGACACCCCTTTAGCTGCGCTTCTGCCATTGGGCTAGTAAACGTTACGCAGCCACCATTTTCAGTATCAATGATGCGTAGAGTAGCTAACTCAGTACCAAACGAAACGACAGGGCAAAGTTTTAACTCAAAGAAAATTGACTGAATGGCTGGCAGAAAGTCGCCAAGCTCAAAGTATTTATATCCTGCAAATTTGTTGTGGCCTGACTTCTTTAGCTCTGTGTGCTGCAATCTGATACGGGCTTTTTGCAGTTTTTCGTAGACTAGCCATTGTTGCTGTTCTTCTTGCTCTTGTTGCTGGCGCATGATTATTTACCTTTATTTGAATTTTTTAGCGATGACAGTATTGAGTGTCCGAAGGTTCGATACAGTTTGAACTTCCGCACTCTTAGCCTGCTCCTTGCGAATACGGTCAAAAGTCTTAGCCACATTTGTTTTGCTAGAGTGAACATATTTAAACCTTGGGTCTAAGATTGATTTGGTGTCGTTCATTTCTCTCCTTATTGAATGTAAGAAACTAAAAGATACCCTGCAATCAATAAAACTGCAATCACTTTCGGATGTCTTGCAAGCCAATCATCAGTAGCTAGTAGTTTCATTGTTGTTCTTCTTTCATTTTTAAAAAGTTAGCTGTAGTGTATGGAACGCCGATAACTGTTGCTTTGCGCTGGACATCCCACAAGTGATTAATAAACTGTCCTAAATGATTAAACTCAGTGCCTAGCTCCTCATTGATCTGATCCAAAGCTATTGCCATTCCTGCCTCAATTCCTTCAGAGTAAGTCACTTTTCATTCCTCCAAAAAACCATCTATCGAATTTTGCGTTATCTTCTGATTCTTTTTTATCTCTTGCTGCTACCCAAAGTGCGTCTGCTTCATCTTCTTGATACGCTGCCAGGCAAACTAGCAAATCGTCCAGTTCTTCAATCATTTCATTTGCTCTACTGATTCAATTTGCCAATTTAAAGCTAAAGCTCGCAAATTTGCATTTGCCATTGAGCTGTGAATTTCAGTATTGCGAAACTCTTTATTAAGAATTTTGCTGTACACATAAAAAGTAACTTTTAGCATTTTGTTCCCCTTCGCTGTTTGTTGGTATGACTGAACTATAGCGGCATAAGTTATTCGCTGCAAGAAATACTTTTCTATGAATATTTGTTCATCGATAGAAACAATCAATGACACAAGACCAGGAATAGCTGCATAATTAAATCCAGCAACAAACGGAGATTTTTATGAGTTTATGGCGCAAAAGGAGAATAAAAATGCAAGAATTAGCTAGATGTTCGGATTGTGGATGGATTGGTGACGCAGAAGATGTAGAGACAGGAATTTGCGATATGGTGTTTGCTGATCCTGTTGATATTTGCCCTGAATGTGGAAATCCAGATTGCATAGCACCATACGAGGAGACTAAATAATGGACTTACCAAAGAAAGATAGTCGCAGATACCAGATTTGTGTGGCTTTTGCTAATTCTGGCACGATGACATTACATAGCGTAGTAGAGGAATACGGTTTATTCGGCTTTAGAGACAAGAAGCGGCTTTCGTCTGAAATGAATTACTTATGCACTACTGGCTGTATTAAGAAACTTAAAGAGGCTTATATGCCTACCTATGAGCTACGGCTGGCAGTGCAATCGTTTGATAAGCCTGGACTGGTTAAGCCACGCGAAGCAGTCCCATTTCGGGAGTTGTCTGACAAGTGCATGTTGCCAAAGGTTAGTCCACGCGGTGAGCCACTCAGGGAAATTTCATACATTGGTTTAGGAGCAAGCATTGCAGATCATGTCTACCGCTTCTAAAAAGCCGATTCCTGACTATGTATTTAAACAAAAAACATGCCCAGGATGCAAGAGAACGAGATCAGAAAAGAACTTTGAAGGTGGTGATCTATGTAGGATTTGCGTACTTAGAAAAGTTCAGATATAGTTTATAAATCGTGTCGTACTTGGCGGTGCGATATGGAATGGCTAGGGTAGCTCCCGAAAAGACGATTCGTTACCGTCCTGCCAGTTCCTTCTACTGTAACGGCTACCAATAACGTGAGGTACAAATGAAACTTGTTCCAAAGAACTGGACTATTTTCCAGCATTACAAAGATCGCTGCCCACCTTGGGTAAAGCTGCATCGAGAATTACTAAATGATAAACAATTTATGTGCTTGCCTATTGCTAGCAAAGCGCTAGCACCATTACTTTGGCTGCTTGCAAGTGAGTCTAAAACAGGTGAGTTTGATGGGTCTATAGAAGAACTTGTCTTTAGATTAAGATTCACTGCTAAGGAAGTTGAGTCTGGACTTAAACCATTGATTGATAAGGGATTTTTCCTGAGTGCTAGCGGAGTGCTAGCAGAATGCTTGCAAGGTGCTAGACCAGAGACAGAGGGAGAGAGAGAGGAGAGGGAGAGACAGAGGCAGTTAGCGCAAGATGTAAAACTTGGATTTATTGAGTTTTGGAAATGTTATCCAAAAAAGATAGCAAAGCCAAATGCAGAAAAAGCATGGATGAAGATTGCTCCAGATGTTGATTTAACGAAAAGAATTATTCATGCGATTTCTGAACAAAAACTTCTTGAACGTGAGGAGCAGTTTATTCCTTACCCTGCAAGTTGGCTCAATGCTCGACGTTGGGAAGATGATTTAACGGTAGGAAAATCTAACAATGGCTTGAAGTATTGGGAGAAGGGATACCAATCATGAAAGGCCATGTAGAACTACTCAAGCTGCGTATGCAGGGTTTGAAGCCAAGAGGTTTATGGGTATGCTACGGGCATGATCCACTAAAGGGGTGGAATACTTGGTCTAAGGCTGGAGACACATTGGCGTTTCCTGAAATTGAGATATTGCCGATAGAAAATATCAATCAACTAGACTTGCGGTTTGCTGTAGGCTTGACAGTACACATTGCAAGCAACGAAAACATTACAAAACTAAAGAAAATCCATAACGCTTTTGTTTCTGCAAAGGCTAAATCGGTTTTCGTATCCTCTAAAAAATGCTTAATCTTACCTTCAGGGAGCGTATTAGATGACTATGTTCCTGCGTGAAGATATTGATTTTTCAGCCTACTTACGGGCTACAGACCTAAAGCAAAACGTCAAGGACGTATCAACATGGGTTGATGAACTTACAGACAATCTTGAAAATCCTGTTATTGAAAAATCTACTCCTATGGAATGGGAGTGTACGAAGAACTTTGCGTTTAGACCTGGTGAGGTAACTGTCTGGGCAGGTTCTAACGGTGGCGGCAAGTCTTTGCTGACAGGCCAGATTGCACTAGGTTTAGTCAAGCGTGGCGAGAAAGTATGCGTTGCGAGCTTTGAGATGAAACCCAAAGTATCGATTAAACGACTTATAAGGCAGTTTGCAGGCGAAAACGTCGAGCAGTTGGCATCTACCCATGGACTGCCCTATAAACACGCCTTGTATGACCGTTTTAAGGCTTTTGGTACTGGCAATATTTGGTTCTATGATCAACAGGGTACGGTAACAGCAGATCAAGTTATCTCGATGGCAAGATACTGCGCTGTTGAGTTAGGTGTAACGCATGTGTTTATTGATAGCTTGATGAAGTGCGTTGCTGGCGAGGATGACTACAACGGTCAAAAGCGCTTTGTTGATGAGATCACTGCATTGGCTAGAGATCACAATATCCATGTGCATCTTGTCCACCATATCCGCAAATTGCAGTCTGACGAGTTGATGCCGAATAAGAATGATCTTCGTGGTAGTAGCTCTATTACGGATCAGGTTGACAATGTTTTTATCGTCTGGCGCAATAAGAAAAAAGAGAACGAAGTAAACAAGGGCATGGAGACAGATATGTCTGCGCCTGACATGATTTTAATGAACGAAAAGCAGCGTAATGGAGAAAGCACTGAGTGGTATCACATGTGGTTTCACTTTGAAAGCAGCCAGTTTATTGAGAAATGGCAGGGCTTTCCGAGTGATTTTGACAATAAAGGACGGTTTAGAGGTGCATGAGTTTTTTGAAGAAGAACGGCACAGATGTGAAGTACGCCAGGTTATCAAGTGGCGTATGCAAGATAGAAACAAGGCAATGGAATACCTGCAAGCGGTAGCAAATAAAAGAGGCCAAGATGCAGCGGATAGGTTAAGGAAGGATTCTGCTGAACAATGGGAGCGTAAGAATAGAGGATTGGAGGGAGATTGGAAATGATGACACGAGATGAGATAAAGTCATTAGCTATGGAATCTATTGACTCAACAGAAGAACTATTGTTTGGTATTGTTATGACATGGGACGAGATTGAGCGCTTTGCCTATTTAATCGCAGATGTAGAGCGAGAGGAATGTGCAAAAGAATGTGAAAGTTTAGGAAAAATTCGCAATAAAGTTGCAAGATTTATTTATGATGATGCTGCTGATTATATCCGATCAAGGTGGGAATATGACCGATAAAAAACTGACCCTGCGACGAAGCAGTAAATAAAATAAAGGAGATTAAAAATGACTAGAGATGACATTATTAAGTTGGCCCTTATGGGGGAACGAAGTCTAAAACAAAGAATTGAGTGGGCAGTAGATATGGAACGCGAGGATTGTGCAAAAATTTGTGATGCGGCTCAATTATTTGGAAATAGTGATGAGCGATGGTCGGCTAAATGTTGCTCAGAGGCTATCCGCGCAAGGTGGCAGGAATGAGAGCTGCTAGAGTTGACGTAAATCAAAAGCACATTGTCAATTGTTTACGTAAAGAAGGTTTTACTGTTCAGCATTTGCATAACGTCGGTGAAGGCTGTCCAGACATCTTAGTAGGCTATAAGGGACTAAACATTTTGATGGAGATCAAGGACGGTAGAAAGCCTGAGTCAGAGCGTAAGTTGACAGCGCAGCAGGTAATATTTCATAAGATGTGGAAAGGACAAGTTGAGGTTGTCACTAGTCCAGAGCAAGCAATTCTAGCTGTCTTAGCGCATACCAATGGCAAATAACAAAAAGCCACGTAAGCGTCATGTACCGCGTAGGAACATCTTGCCAATGACTATTCGACACAATGCGCAAAGTGAGCAGACATTGCAGTTAGTACCGCATACTGAGTTAATGAAGTTCCGTGAAGGTGTAGGCGACGAGATAGGCTGGAATACGATCACAGCTCGATTAAATGTTGGGCTAGTGGCTGCATACCAAGCAGACTTTGACCCTGAGTATTACTTGTTAATGGATAGTTTAAAAGCAATTGTTAATGTGCGAGAGCGATTCTTAAATACTGGCAGGTGGGGATTATCTGGTGACGATCTTAAAAGCATTGGCGATGGATTAGTTACTGTCGATAACCTGCAACTATCAATAACAAGAAAACAATTATCAAAAGCTATCGACTACGTATTTAAAAACGCAGGAGCTTTAGATGATGTTTCTAACTTATACGTGCAAATATGAGGATAAATTTAACTGAAGCTGAGTTATTTGTTTGCAGAATGCTAGGTGTTATGCGTAGAGCTGAAGCAATGCACAAAGTATCAAACAAACAGGTCGGTAAAGATGATACATGGTCAATTGATATTGATGGCGTTGTTTCTGAATACTGCGTTGCTAAAATGTTAAATATATGTCCTGATTTAACTGTTAGCGTAAGAAGTGGTGGTGTTGATTTAATTAGCTCAAAAGGAAAAACAATTGATGTTAAATCTACGCGACATAAAAATGGCAGATTACTTGCGACATTAAAAAAAGTTGATGATCCTTGCGATATTTATGTTCTGGCTATTGTGGATGATTTTGGAGCTGATATTGTTGGGTGGTGTAGTAATGACGAGTTATTTTCTGATAAAAACAAAATTGATTTAGGTCATGGTATTGGATATGGATTAAATCAAGAATATCTAAATAAATTTAAAAATGACAAATCCTAATGAAGCAATAGACTACATAATCAAGCACTCACAGGCTTATGCTAAAGCTAAAGCTCAAGTTACTTACTTGACTGAGTACCGCAAGACTAAGAAAGCTATTTGTTTTCAATCAAGCCCACGTACAACAATGGCAGAGAAAGAAGCTGACGCTTATGCTCATCCAGAATATCAGGCTGTATTGGAAGGTCTTAGAGAAGCCGTAGAGGAGGCTGAGAGGCTTCGCTGGATGCTGATAGCAGCACAGGCTAGAGTTGATGTTTGGCGCTCTTATGAGGCATCTAATCGCAGTATAGATAAAAGGACAATGTAATGGATAAGAACGTGCAAGCAGTCAGGCAAAAACTAGCAGATCGAGCTGAGTTTGGAATGATGAAGTATGGTGTCAGCACAGAGCGTACAGACTTATCTGCAAAGCAATGGCTTATTCACGCACAAGAGGAAGCAATGGATTTGGCTGTTTACCTGCAAAGACTTATAGACGATATTGATGACTAAGGATTTTTTCAAATTAACTCATGATACAATTCCATTGATTTCAATAACATCACTGGATAAATATATGGAAGAAATTTGGAAAAACATACCTGGTTATGGTGATTTTTATATGGCATCTAACCTTGGAAGAATTAAAGTTAAAGAAAGAAATATTAAAAAATTTTGTGGTTTGCATAATAAAATTGTTGAGCAAACATATAAAGAAAAAATTCTTTCACCATCGAAGACTGATAAATATGGTCATATGAGTGTTCATTTAGGAATAAGTAAGCAAAAATTTACAATTGGTGTTCATAGGTTAGTTTTGTTTGCTTTTGTTGGTATGCCAGAGATTGGACAAGAAGGTTGCCACAATAATGGAATTGCTTTTGATAATAGAATAGAAAATTTACGTTGGGACACTCATGCAAATAATAATGCTGACCGTAAAAAACATGGCAATTATCCAACTGGCAAAGAACATCCAATGTATGGAAGAAAGATGACAGATGAATTAAAGAAAAAATTACTTACTTTTAATTTGGGAGTAAAAAAAAGCGAAGAAACAAAAAAACGTCAAAGTGAGGCTCAAAAGAAAAGATATGCTTTACAGAAACAAAAAGTTACTTGAAAAAGTAAGAACTTTCCCTTGTCAGCATTGTGGAATTGATGATGGTACTGTTGTCGCAGCTCATTCAAACCAATTGCGAGATGGTAAAGGTCGTGGTATAAAAGCGCATGATTATCGCATAGCTGCACTTTGTTTTATTTGTCATATGGAGCTAGACCAAGGAAAAAATCTTAACAAACAAGAAAGAGTTGATATGTGGGAGGAATCACATAGAAAAACAATTTCTTTATTATTCGAAAATAATTATTTAGAGGTTGCTAAATGAAAAAGACGAAAGCTGAAAAGAAAGTTGGCTCAGTAATGAAGGAGTTTAAAGGCGGTACATTGCACTCAGGCAAAGGCGGCCCTGTAGTAAAGAATCCTCGCCAAGCTATCGCAATTGCATTATCAGAGGCAAAAATTGCCAAGAAAGGAAAGAAAAAATGAAAGGTTTAAAAAACTGCGGTAAATGCAAAGGCGGTGAGTGCAAAGGTGGTAAGAATTGCATGAGGGAAGAAAAAGAAGAAAGCATGGAATATTCTGGTAAAAATGGTGAAAACGGTAAAAATGGCAAAAAAGGCATGACTGTAGCAATTATGGTTGCTATGCCTAAGCGTGGTCAGCGTACAGCTACAAGCAAAGCTAAGAAAAAATGAGTCATCAAAGCCAGATTGACTTCGTTGCTGGTGTAAAAGCTAGATTCCCTGATTACTTTACCGACAAAAAGGTATTAGAAATTGGCTCTCTTGACATCAATGGCTCTATTCGTACCTTTTTTGATACTACTAGCTATATTGGCGTGGACGTTGGAGAGGGTCGTGGAGTTGACGTTGTAGCCAGGGGAGAGGATTTAGTATTTCCTGAGAGCTACTTCGATGTAGTGGCAAGTTGTGAATGTTTTGAGCATAACGAACAATGGGTTAAAACCTTTGAGAATATGGTCAGAATGGCTAACGGATTAGTATTTTTTAGTTGCGCTACTACTGGGAGGCCTGAGCATGGAACCAGCAGGACTAGCAGGGCTGACAATCCTTTTCTTGGCGATTATTATCTTAACCTGACAGAGCAAGACTTTAGAGATAAGTGCGATTTAAGCAAGTTTGAGCAATACGAATTCTCGACTAATGACTCACCTGCTGATCTTTACTTCTGGGGCTTATGCAAGCAATCGTGATATGCAGTACAGGGAACGTCGGCTTAACGGTACTGGTAACTGCTTTAGAGGTCTATGCGCCTCAAATACCAGTGTACATAAGCTGCAATACGCCTAAATGTTTCGGTAAGCACATAAAGATGATTCCGAACATGGAATCTAACTTTGGTGATGCCTACAATGTAGCTACAAACCACGTGTTTGCTCAGGGATATGATTCTGTGATCCTGGCTAATGATGACGTAGTACCTACACCTAGCACTATTACTAAAATGGCAGTAGATTGGGATTTACTCAAGAACGCAGGATATAAAGTTGGTTTCTTGGGTACTAGGTCTGACTTTGTATTGCCTGAGCAGAATATACGTTATCCTATCGTCGATGATGACTTTGTAGGTTTACGCTATCGCAGCGAGGGATTTATAAAGAAAGCAAATACCATTGCGCCAATATTTGCAGCGGTATCAAAGGAAGCATGGAAAGCAGCTAAGTTTCCAAGCGTAAACTGGTATTCTGATAACATTATCTGCGATGACATGACTAAGGCTGGATTCACGCATTGGGTAAGCAGAGGCTATGTGCATCACGCAGGAAGCCAGACAGTAGGCAGCGATTTTGCTAAATGTCATGAGGATAGTAGGGCATGGATACGGCAGAATAGGCCGGATGTGTACGATACGTATTATTAAGCATGACACCTGAAAGGTAATGCAAAAATGGAAACAGAAATCACCAAAGTGCAGGAAGATGCACGAATAGCTAATCTTACTAACATGGGTAAAGGTAGGACTAAGGGAGTACCTAACAAGTCAACGCAGATAGTTAGGGAGGCTATTGCTAATTTATTAGAGCGCAATGCTCCGAACATGGATAGATGGCTCAATGAAGTAGCGCAAGAAGACCCGTATAAGGCACTAGACTTGATGAACAAGCTCAGTGAGTACCATATACCTAAGTTGGCTAGGACTGAAGTAACAGGCGCAGACGGTGGAGCGCAACAGCACGTGGTCACATGGCAGAAATAGTTATCCCGTATCAGCCCAGAGAGCCTCAGTTACAGATGCACGAGGCTATGGATGGCACTAGATTCGCTGTAGTTGTAGCCCATCGTCGCATGGGTAAGACTGTAGCGGCCATTAACCATTTGATTAAGTCTGCTGTAGAGTGTGATAAGGATGAGCCTAGGTTCGCTTACATTGCGCCTACTTATGGCCAGGCTAAGAGGGTGGCATGGGATTACCTAACCAAATTCACAAGGCCACTAAATGCAACTCACAACATTTCTGAACTCAGGGCTGACTTCTGGGGACGCCGCATTAGTCTTTATGGTAGCGACAATCCTGATAGCTTGCGTGGTCAATACTTCGATGGAGTTATATTGGATGAGATCGGAGATCAAGACCCGAAGATTTGGAATGAGATTATTAGGCCAGCTCTGTCTGATCGCCTTGGCTGGTGTATGTTCGTTGGCACTCCTAAGGGGCGAAACCACTTTGCTGACCTAAGAGATAGGGCTGATAGTGCTGACGATTGGAAGCTGCTAGAGTTTAAGGCCAGCGAGACCAAGATTCTGCCTGAGTCTGAGCTTGATTCTGCCCGTAAAGAGATGGGTGATGACAAGTATAACCAAGAGTTTGAATGTTCATTTAACGCTGCGGTAGAGGGTAGTTACTATGGTCAGATCATCAATACTATCGAGGAAAAAGGCCATGTCACCCCTATTGAGCGCGACGATCTTTGTAGGTCTTTTGTTGCTTGGGACTTGGGCATGGGCGATTCTACTTGTCTATGGGTGGCTCAACTGGTTGGCAAAGAAGTGCGGCTTATTGACTGCGTCGAAAACCACGGACAAGGTCTGGACTGGTATGTACGCTGGCTGCAAGACAATGACTATGCGCGGTGGGAGCAGTTCTTACCGCATGACGTTGAGGTTAGGGAACTTGGAACGGGAAGGTCTCGCAAAGAAGTACTCATGGAAGCAGG